AGATTAGGCATTGATGACTTATCTGCTTTTGAGGGCGGTGATATATCTGGCGCAGCGAATAGGTCTTTTGTAAGAAGGTTTATTAGTGCTATCGGTGGCGCAAATACAGCAGGTGATATGATTGATGCAGAAGGTCTTTTATCTTCTCATGGAGCCAGACGTATAGAGGCAGCGTTAATTGCAAAAGCATTTAATGATAAAACAATATTATCTGACATTGTAGAAAGTTCCGACTCAGAGCTTAAAAGCCTTGGCAATGCAATCAAAAGTGTATCTGGACAGTGGGCAATAATGCGAGATGCTGCCAATAAGGGGGAGATAGCACCAGAGGTTGATATAACAAAAAATTTAATTCAAGCTCTGAATATTGTCCGCAAATCAAGACAAACAAATAAAAGCATTTATGACTTATTAGGTCAGTCCGATATGTTTTCTGGGGAAACACCGGAAATCACAAAATCAATAATGAGACTTTTTTATCAAGGTGATTCTTATAATCGGATCAGGGCAGCGGCAAAAATAGCGACAGCATTAAATGGTTATCTTGAACAGGCAATGAAAACAAGCCCTTCTGCTGATATGTTTGGATTTAGACCTTCTCCCAATGCTTTATTGTCTCAACAGCAAGAAAAATCAGCTGATTCACAAAACAACCAAAGAGGCATCTTTGATTCAATTAACACTTTTATAGAGGCATATGCAATGACGCTTGATGGATTAGATTTTGCAAAAAAGACAAAACTGCAAACAGATATTTTAAGCTGGTTTGAAGCACTTAAACTTGAGCCTGAGTTATTAAAAAAAATCGCACTTCAAGAGAAAATACAAAGCGCATTGGCACTGTTAAGCAATACCAGCAAAAATGGGGATGACAAACTGAAAGCGGCAAAAGAAAAACTTAAAGAAATTAAGAAGTACATGCCAGAATCTCAATATAAGCTTGTCGCTAATAATCTAAATAGCAGTGAGCCTGAGTTTGTAGATATTATCAATAGGCTTCATGAAACAATATCAACAATGCCCGTAACCTATGAGCAAGATGGCAAGGGAGATGATGCGGTTATCTATCTTCATTACTTCAAAGGCTCTTCTGATGTATGGATAACAGAAAAAGATGTTGATGGAGGCGTAGATCAGGCATTTGGAGTCAGTAACACTGGGGGAACTGTCTCAAATGGGGGCTATATAAGTATTACCGAAATAACCAGCGCAGGGCTGGAGTTAGATTTTCACTGGAGAAAAAAGACGATAGGGGAAATAAAAGGAAGCAATGATAAAACCTCTAGTGATAATCCTAACGATAAAACAGATAACAAAGAATTAGAATCAGGAACAAAGCCTTCTGATGACTACACAAGCCGAATAAATGACTTGAGAAATATAGATGATAAAAATCTATATGATGAATCAATGGATGCTCTTATCGAAGAACTTGAGAAGATCGGGAAACTGGATGAGTACGAAGATTTGCTTAATGAAGTAGATGAAGAGAAAGAGTCTACAGCTGAACTACTTAAAAAAGCTCAGGAGGTTGCGTAAATGACATTAGGTATAAAAGACAGGCGTAAAGCCAAGAAGCTACTCAAAAAAGCGATAACAGGGCTTTCAGGCAATCCTAAAATCAAGGAAAAGCGGACTCTAAAAAAACAGCTTAAAGAGCAGATTCTTTTGCTTGGTGGCTCCATAAAGCCTAAAACTAAAGCCAAAGAAAGAAAATCAACGTCAAAATATTATCCAGATTCAGTTGAGCTTAATCCACGAAAAAGACAACTCGCAAATAATTTTGCCGTAGAAATACTAGGAAAAATAAATTCTGGAGAAATATCTACATCCGAACTTACCGATGAGCAAAAATCAGCTCTTGCCGCATACACAGGCAACGGTGGTGGATTGACAGGCGTGGATGGGAAAACTGGTTCACCCTACGAATATTACACGCCAAAACCATTGGCAGAGGCAACATGGAGGCTTCTTGAAGCTGCTGGATTTAAAGGCGGAGCTGTATTAGATCCATCATCCGGTACGGGGATATTTGGGGGAGCAGCTCCTAAGAGTGCAGTAGTAGAAGCTGTTGAACTGGACGAAATATCAGGCGGTATAAATAAAGCTCTTAATGGGGAAAATGGCAATGTAAAAATATCCTCTTTTGAGGAGGTGGCAGCAAGCACACCAGATGAGATGTATGATGCTGTTATTACAAATATTCCATTTGGAAGCAACTTAAGCCGTGGTGGAAACCAGTTTAAAGACACAAAGTACCAAAAAGAATCACTGGAGGCCTATTTTGTCCTTAGATCTCTTGAGAAACTTAAGCCAGGCGGTGTTGCTGCCTTTATTTCTTCGTCTAAACTCATAAATAGTCAGTCTCTCGAAAAAGTACGGCTAAAAATATCAGCAATGGCTGAATTCAGAGGAGCGTTTAGACTACCAAACGCACAGGACACAGGAGAAAAAACAAAAGCAGGTAACGCTAAAGAAATTAGTACATTTGCTGGAGCAGATGTAACTAGCGATGTGCTTGTGTTCAAAAAACACAGCAGAGAGACGCTTGATAAAATCGCAGATCTAAGACAGTCAAATGCGGAATTGTTAGTAGAAGCAAATGTTTTCTGGCAGCCATTTATTACCGGGAAATATTTTAAACTTGCAAGCAGTAAGAAGAATATTTTTGGAAAAGTGGTAATTGCCAAGAATAAATTTGGTAAAGATGTTGAGCGTGTTATATCGGATGATTCCATTGCAAATATTTCTAAATTAATGAAGCGTCTTGACGATTCACGAATTAATTGGAAGCTAATTGAAACGAGTGAACCCGAAGTCATTCAGTATCAGGATGGGGATGTAAAATACATTTCAGGGGTTCCCTATGTTTTTAGAAAGGGGCAATTTGTAAAAGAAGAAGGAAGCACAGCATTTAAAAAAGATATTGGGTTAATGACGGTTATGTCGGCTCTGGCAACACCATTGTCGGCATTAGAAGGAGGAATTACTAAAGATCAAGCGTTTGATGCAATAGAGGGCATGTATGAGCTTGGAAGACATCAAGAAGTACCTAGCTGGGCGACTCAAATTAAATCTGCTGTAGTCATTGGTAATGACTCTAATGCTGATGATTTATTTAATTATCTATTGGTAGCTTATTCAGCGGAGCTTGTTTTTAATGAGCATTCTGCAAATCTGCCCTTCAACTTCTCTGAGCATTATCCAAAATTAACAGAGATGATAAAGCGATATGCGGGTAAATCTAAATTACTTAGTAGTAGAGCTGGCTTTGCACCTAAGCGCGTGTCAAAGAAACTAAATACTTTTTATTCTAACAAAAATGGTCTTTCCAATGTTTGGATGGGTATCGGAGGAACAGGTCTATCTGATGATATTGATGTAGATGAATATAAGTACGACAACCTCAAATACATGGAAAAGCATGTAGATAAAGACGGCTTTATAGATATTGAGACCTTCAAAGAAAATCTTGGGGTAGATCCCTATGAGGATGATGATTGGTGCTTGTCGAATGACGGAAAAGGCGTAAAAAGCGCAGATGATTACTATTCTGGCAACTATCAGGACTTTCTTGATAGGCATGCTGATGCTGAGCATAATATTTCCGATGAAAAATTAAGAGAGAAGCTTGCTAAACAACAGCTAATTGCCGAGTCAAGAATAATAAAGATAGATCATAAGCAGTTAAAATTTAATATCAAATCTCCTTTAATCTCTACGCGAAGAAAAGTTGAATTTCTGAATAAATACACTCCAGATCTTGGTTCTGGCTCTTTTATTGTTGTTTACGATGATAATGGTAGAGAGATTATTGAGTATAAACACTCTGATTCTGGCAAGGGTGATGCGGTAAACATAGAAGAATTCGAAGAAAGAAAACGTAATCTTAAAAGATTTGCCCAATATATAACTAAAGGCACTTTTACAACTGGAACCAATCAGGAAGACAAGAAAAAGAATCCCAAAAGAGAAAAAGAGCGTGTTGAACGTCTGCGAACGCTTGTGAACAATACAAATCAACAATTTGATGCATGGACCCGTGCGAACTCCAGTATTCAGGAAGAGCTAAAGAATCGTTTCTCTGATCCAAAAAATATTTATTTTTACGAAGAAGAGAATGGCGAGGCTTTAGATATACCAGGATTGTCTGAGAAATTCTCTCTTCATGATTATCAAAACGTAGCCGTTAGAGCCTACGCTAAGAATATGAAAGGGCTTATGGGATATGACGTAGGTCTTGGTAAGACTGCTGTTGCCTTGTCAACTATTGAGTATTTGCAATCCAGAAGAATCAAGAAAAAAACCCTCACTATTGTCCCTAATTCGACACTGTCAAATTGGAAAAAAGAGACAAAGATGTGGTTTAAGGATACATCAAATTGTCTTTTCGTCGGCTTATCAAAAGATAAAGATGGTAATGATAAGGTAAGATCTGCCGATTATGCCAGGGATATGATGAAGATCCTTGAAAATGAGCACTCTAAGGTGTTTATGACGCTAAGTGCGTTTGAAATGATACCTTTAAAAGAAGAGACATGGGGTAAGTATATTGATCATATGCGCAAAGTAGACCGTGTCTATGATGATCTTGGTGCGACTAACAAAACTGATGAATTAAAAAAGAAAACATTAATAGCTGAGCTTACTGGTAACCAGAAAAACGATGCCTTTCCTTTCTTTGAAGATATGGGATTTGACTCATTAATTATTGATGAGGCACATATGTTCAAAAACTCCAAAAGAGCTGTTGAATTTAAAGGCGCAAAAAGATTATCCCTGTCAAAAGAATCAAGACGTGGTACAGACGCTCTTGCAAAATCCTGGTATATCAGGGGTAAATCTGAAAAAGGGGATGGTGTTTTGCCTCTTACCGCTACGCCCATTACAAATAGCCCTCTTGAGATGTACTCAATGCTGTCACTTGCCGTGGGAGAAGAAGAGCTAAATAGGCGTTTAGGAGGAATTAAAGGTGCTGATGATTTTCTTGAGATGTTTACAGTTATTGATGAGACTGATGATGTAAATCTCCTAGGGGAATCAGTTACAACAAGAGTATTTACTGGATTGGGTAACGTGCCATTCTTGCGCGATATTCTTCACGGTACAGCCAAAATCAAAACGGCTGAAGATGTAAATCTTAAAATACCTGATTACGAAAACATCGACACTAACATTGAGCTTCCTGATAACGTGGTTCAGGAACTAAAGGGGCTGAAAGAGGTTTATCGCATTGCCCGAAAAGCTGATAGTAAATCGGATGTGCCTACCAGCGCAGAAATGAATCTCTTAAGAGATTACATGCAAATCACAGGTGAAACAATTCCATTAATTGCTCATCCATTTAACCTCATCAATAAAATGAACAAGCTCATTATTGATGAAGATTTGGCTAGGCAGTCTACTGTGTTTTTTATTCCTGAAGATCAATACGATTTAGCCAAGGAAGCGGTTAAAAAGTTCAATAGCATTCGTACAGGTAAAAAGAAGCTACCAATCACTGAAAAACGTGGTCACGGAAGAAAAACACCGCTACAAACAGATGAAGCCGTATTGGAAACAATTTCTGATGTAGCAACGACAGCTGATGGTGATGATAATGTTGTTTTGCTTGATATTGTTCAGATAAAGGCGTTCTTTAAAGATGGAAAGGTTTTAATTGATACTGAAGATTATGGTAATCAATTAAAGTTTATTAAACTTGCTGAATCTATGGGGTTGACACTAGATGCTTCTATATCCCCAAAGGTTGCTGCATTCATTGAAAAGTTTAATGATGAAAAAGCAAACCCTAAAAGCCCTAAAGACAAGCCAACAATGGCAAAACAAATTGTATTCTGTGACATGCTGGGAATGCATAATAAACTAAAAATCATTATCGCAAAAAATTGCGGTGTGCCTGCCAATAAAATAATGATTCTTAATGGTCAATCTGTAAAAGATCCTGCTGAGATGCAGGATATTCAGGACTCATACAACGCGGAAGGTGATGATAATGGCTACGAGGTCATTATTGCGAATAAAAAAGCAGAAGTTGGTATAAACCTTCAAAAAGGCACTCAGGCAATACACCATTTAACAATGGGATGGACTCCTGATTCTGAGCAACAGAGGAATGGTAGAGGTATTCGTCAGGGAAATTATGTTAAAGGAATTAATGTTTACCATTATGATGCAGATGGTACTTTTGATAATTATAAAAGAGAATTAGTTAGTTCAAAGGCTAATTGGATTAATGGTCTGGTCTCGGGCAATGATAGTGACAACATTGTTGTTGAGGGAGGAATCAGTAAAGAAGATGCTGATATTCTAATTAATTCAGTGGGCGATGAAGAAGCCATTAGGAAAGCAAGGGCGGCCACAAAGAAAAAGTTTGAGGAAGCAAAAAAGAAAGCACTTATTGACACGGTAGTATCGAATGCTGTCTTGATTAAATCACAGCGGAAAATACTCGATAAATATGAAGATAAGTTTAACGTTTTCTTAAATGAGAAGATTTACGAACTTGCAACTGTCATTCACGGGCAAGAAGCATCTCAAAGAACGCTAAACTCAACTCTTGCAAAAATTGAAAAAGACAAGGAAGACGGCAAAAAAGAGAGTCAGCGTAATATTAATGCTGCAAAAAGAGCAAGAAACAGAATTGAGGCTGCTAACAAGACCATTGAGAGACTAGCAAAAGCAATAAACAACGCTGTTTTGATAAAAGAAAACAAAGGATCTTATGCCAATGAGGATTGGCAGGATATCGATATCGTTGAGACCATAAAATCAAGTCGCTATAGAACCTCAAAGGGTATTTTGCAGTTAAAGAACTTAACTGGACTTATTGGGGGGTACTCTTACGGGATAAACACTACTGTTTCGGATGATTCAGAAATTAAAGACGACTGGATGGTTGAAGTAGAGACAGCAAAAGCCTTAATGGTAGAAGGAAAAGAAAAAGCCAAACAACTCAGTAAGGATGCTGGCATAGACGCTTCAAGAATCGAAGGCTTTGAAGATGGCACTGCGGATATTATTCAGGGTAAGATAGTAGAAGTTGGTGATTTTATTCTAAATTCAGAAGCCATTTGTATTATCAGTAGAATCAAACAAAATGGAAATCATAGTTTAATTTCATTTGATGATGATGGTTATCCAACATACCAAGAGCCGTCGGTATTATTATCTGGTGATGTAGTCAACAGAGAAAGCTCTAACTACAAAGCGATAGTAAGAAAGGCCGCTAGTATTGATAATCAGTCAATTAAAAAGCGTGGTGCTGAATCGAGAGTTGTCTCTGTACGTTATGGCAGCAATCAAATGAAGGTCGAAGAAACATTCCAAGGTTATTCAACATACAACCACGATGTGGCAGAATTGATTGAAAATGCAAATATTGATAAATATGCGGTCAACTTGAGCAATGCTGAGTTTTTTGTGCTCTCTGATGCAATATACCCTTATGCGCTCAGGAGTTATGCGAATTCAGAATCAGGTCTTATTAAAAAGATATCAGAGTCACATAAAGGTAAAATTCATATTGAAGGTGATCTTGCTTTTATAAAAAAAGATGCTGTTCTAAGCGTAGAGAGAACAGATGAAAAAGAAAAGCTTAAAGAGCTTGTGAAAGCAAGTGTAGCTTATGACGAGCAACTACAGATTGCAGATGCTGATGCAACGGGTATAGATAAATACACGTTCAAAAGTAATGTATTCCATCTTTTGGGGGTTGCAACAAATAAATCAGTTTCTCTTGAAGAGCTTGAAAAGAGACTCTCTACTGTCGAAAACACAGAGGAAATAGTAAGCATTACGAGAGAATATGTTGTTGATAGTTTCCCTCTGTATAAGTTTACAGGCGAAGAACATCTTGATGATATTCATCATGGCATTAAAAGATTATTAAATGCCAAAGAAGCTGAGCTTGAACGTAAATCTATGGATTTAAAGCTGTCTAAAGTTAAAGAAAAGATAGATAAGCTCCCTATTGTTATCTCAAGTGGTGGTGATATACCTGGAAGTGCTGATTTGTCATACAGAGATCGTCATGTTGTGTTACGTTATGATAATGACAAGTACAGAGTATTTAACTTATCTGATACGGCTGATGCTTCTAACTTTGAGGAATTTATTGGGGTTCATGGTGATGCCCAAAGAGTCTTTACTGTAAACAAAGAAAGAATGAGAGATATTGCCTATTCTCAGTTATCTGATGATGAATTGATAGAATTCAATCAGCTTCAGGATAATGCTGAAAAAATAAAGTTTTTGGAGGAAGTAGACGAGATAAACGTACAACCTCATGATCTTGACAAGGTTCTTGACTCCCAAAAGATTGATCTTGAAGATCCTCTGGAGTGGGTTGCAATTATTGGCGATACATATGGCTTTAACGGTGAAATAAAAGATGTAGCCAAGGAAGTAGGAACCAAGCAGGATGGTGATGACTGGGCAGCATGGAGCGGTGGAAAAGCGGTTAAAAGACGCATTAAATACCCACCAGATAAAAGCTGGATAGTATCAAGGCGTGTCTATAATGCTATTCTTGAAAAATACCCTGAAGAGGTAAGGGAAAGAAATATAACCCTTGCTGATATTTAAAGAGAACTTAACTATGAAATATGAGTTTTATTTACCCGATAATATTTTAAAAAAAGAACAGCTAGAGGAGAATGCAACTCAAGTAGAGTTATTTTGGAAAAATAAAGACAAAGCACCTGTTGTTGAACTAGCAACTATCGCAAGAGATTTTGTTCTGAAAAAACCAGATAACTACATCAGGTTTGGTGTTTATTGGTGGGAGTTAAAAAGAATCCTTATCGAGCATGGAATGTTTAATTCTGAAATGCCAGAAAAAGATGAAGTTGTCAGAAGTATCTATTCTGGTTCTAATGACTTGAATTCAATCATCCTTGCTTATGAATTCAAGACAATATACGACAAGACTTTTTTCCAGGGTGTAAAAGAATTCATTATCAACGATGATGGTGATAAATATCTTTTACATGATGATGATATGGTTACTTTATATACAAAATAAGGTAAAATTTATGTAGATGCGGTCAAAGGCACATTGACCCGTCATTCATTCTCATATTATTGTGCATTATTAGGAGTTAAATTATGGCTAAAATGATCAAAAAATATCAGGATATGCTGGATAGCGGAAAGTACGACAATGAGGAGGAGTTGTGCAACCAGGAAGGCATCAATTACGATGATCTTTATGAAGATGAAGATGAAGATAGTGAAGACTAGAAATTTCATCGTATCTGCTGTTTAAATCATAATGTTTGCTCTGTAGGTTAACACCCTCAGAGCAGACCCAAATTATCCAGTCTTTTGCCTGAAGTTTATTTCGTTTTCCTCTGGATATACAGCTAGATTTTTTAACCACTTTTTTGTGGCAGACAATGTATTTGTAGACGCTATACCCAAATCATTAGCTTTTGTTAAAATTATTTCTCCATCTTTTATTGTTAATACCGTTTCATCTGGATGGCTCTGCATGTATTTATTTGCAGAGCTGATTCCCTGCTCGTTATCTTCAAATTTCGAAGTAACGTGATACCTCAATCCATCAACTTCTATCATTTTATATCTCCAACTCCAAATTCTCGGGCAAATCATACTTAGGATTTCTAAAGTAAACTAATATTTTTAACGCTTGTTTGAGATATTTATCGTCTAACAAACGTCATTGTAGCAGGTTAATCTTATTGAGTAATTCATGCCGCTTTAAACCTAGGAGCCATAGAATAATCACCTAAAGGTAAAATGTATTCTACATTATCACAAACTTTAACTTTGCAACGCTTAACGCCTACTCCAGAAACATCAACCCATACAAAGCATTTAGTTCTTTTTATTACTTTACCTTTTAGCTTTACAGATGAGTCGCCTATAAATCTCGCCTCTACTTTTTGACCTACAAAAAAAGTACTTGAGAAATTTGAATCATTAGCCGCTTTCATAATTTGTTTTCTTGCTGTTCATTGAATATGTATATACTATATTTACATATACTAACCACGTCAATAGGATATTTACAAAATGAATAAAATAATTACAAATAAATCAATATTAAATCACTTAATAAAGGCAACTGGCACAGAAAACCATAATCAATTAGCTATTTACTTAGAAGAAAAGTATGGGATTAAAAACGGCAGACAAAAGATAAACCAGTTCAAAAACGCAAAAACGGTAACAATTACAACACTGTTTTTTAATGAGCTATTAAAAAACAGTGTGCAAGATCAAGCCTAACAATAGACTCAAAAAGATTAGTTATGGAAATCCTCTTTTCAAATTCAGAAGTCCTTAAGCTCTATAATAATCGCTCCAACTTTGACAAAAAAACGGTTCTCTTTTTGCCTTTGCCATTTTTCCCTCTCCAATACTTAGTTCTGTACTCATAATCGCATTTTTTACCCGAGAGATTGCCTCTATAAAAACTATAAGTGCCATTTTTATTTATTAAGTACTTTGTTGAACCTGCATCAAAAACACATCCAGCATAGGATGTAGTGACCGCAAAGCTGAATAACAAAGGCAGCACTGTTAATTTAATTTTCATTATATAATTTACCTCTAATAATCGAATATGGGCACTTGAAAAGTACCCATATATTATTTTTTATCTATTTATGATTAGTTAGTTGCTGTAACACTTCCAGAAAGTGTCTTTTATAAAGCATGACATCTCAAAACTTATAAGTGTTTTAGATGTAGCCTTACTTTTAATTTGAACCAAATAGTTAGCACGATTACCATCCTTAATACCCTTGTTAATACCTTTGGTAAATTCAGCAATGACAGTATTCCAGTTATAGACTGGCTGTACGGCTTCATAAGCTGCTTCGAGTGAGGTGTTGTTAGTGCAAGAAGCATAACGATCACAGGCAGAAGCCTCGTTTGGGGATGCTACGAATGCTAGTGCAGCAAAAACTACTGATGCCGTGTATCCACTTAGCATTCTTCTGGCAGCATCTGCTTTTCTTCCCTTGCCTTTTGCTTCTTTTTTTAGATGTTTATAAGCTTTCACTTCGTTCTTATCCAGTAAGAGTGCTTTTTTTGTTTTCTTATTTACCAATAAATGGGTTACTTTTTCATTATTAATTTTTTTCATATTTATCACCTTTGTATATTTTTTTATTAATTGCTTTGGGTGTTTTTACTATAGCTATTCTTAACCCTTTTGGCTATTAAAAATAACAATCATCTGATAAACGGTAGGTTTGGTTGAGGAGTGATCTGTATCGTAGATCAAACGGAACCACCAACAAAGACAAGGTAATCTCTGCGTAGTTCTGACAGGTTTATTACCCCATTGCCTGCCTGAAGGTTCTCGCTTTCTTGATGTATGAAAATGATAAAAAGACCATCTTGAAAGCACTTTTTATGCTTGCCAATGATATTTGGTGGAGACGGGCGGAATCGAACCGCCGTCTAAAGTAACCTATTAAATTCCGTTATACATGCTTCTCATTTTTTGTTTGTTTTGAGCCATGCCAGTAAATGAAACTTTAGGCTGTCTCCGTCTATTGTTTACCGTCTTTAAGAGGATACGGTTGTTGCCAGATTCATGACAAATCATCTACCTATCTGACATCAGTAGTGATCCGCTGGTTTAAGCTACTAGAGCTAAATCAGGAGTGTAATTGCTATCGTTTGCAACTATTGTTTGATTATTTGTTTAAGGATGTTTAATCATCACCCTGCATGTAGAAAATCAACTCAGTTCTTTATCGAATCCTGGTCGTCCCCAGAGGCGAAAGCAGTCTGTTAGGAGTGGAGAGCATATAAATATGCTTGCTTTTGGGCGACTACCTTCGCTGGAAAATATAATAGCAAAATCATGATAATAAACAACTATTGTTGTTGAAATAAATATACTAAATGCTATTCATTAGTAACGGAAAACCAAGCAGTGTTTTATGATCTGTGTAGCTCAAAATATGTAGTAATGTCAATTACTCTAAGCACCCAACCTCATGCCAAAAGCAGATCAATCTAAAAAAAAAGGTTTTTGGTCTTTCTTCCAAAAAAAGCAGCATGGTCAGCGTATTGAACCTGTAATCTCCGCAGATGCAATGGAAAACATTAGTGAAGCAGATTCTTATGCCTTTGATGGAGGTACTACTGTTTCTCAATCACTGCTTGGGAGTGGCAAGCGTTCTGCTAGAAGCCGCGAAGAGATTTATAGAAAATGGAGCAGAATGGAATCCGATCCGATAATAGCAACAGCATTGCGCTTATTGGTAACAGCGGCATTGGGAGGACACGAAACCACTGGAGACACAATATTTATTGAGAAAGCCCATGATGTAGAAGGTGACAAACAAAAAGAGAAGATTGTCAGGGAGCTTAATGAGGATCTAAACATCATATTCAATAATATTGCATTCTCAACGGCATACAACGGTGTTACGTTTGGAGATGCCTATGGAAGAGTTTATGTAAAAGAGAAAAAGGGGATAGTAAACGTATACACGGGTGAGATGGTTCGTCCGCCATTAGTCCAACCTTACGAACAGGGTGATAAGACTATGGGGTTTATCATTTATTCTGGCAAAAAGATGTCAGGCAAGCTGAATCTTGGACAAATGGTACGCATGCGCATGCCAAGAACGACCTGGGTTCCACAAATATCTGTCGTTGAAAAAGGCTATAGACTTAATCTTGAAGAAGATGACATAGAAAACTTAGACTTATTGCCAGCAATGGTTGGAGGTTCTCTTTTATATTCTGCTGAATCTCCATACGATAACCTGTCAAAAGCTCTACTGGGACTAACCAGCCAGCGATGGATTGATTCCATCGATGAAAAAATACTCTCTGTTAACCTTGCAGGAATGACAAAAAAACAAAGGGAGCGTTTCCTGAAAAGCTTTAAAGAAATGCTTTTGAAAAGCAAGGCAATAGCAGAAAAAGCAGCTCAAGATGGCGAGCCAATGCTGGAAAAAATAACCCATCTAATGCCAACATTTAGCGAAAAACAACTCACTCAAGTTTCAGATGCTGGGAATTCAGGAAGAACATCTTCAATTAGTATTGAAGATGTGATGATTCATGCAAAATTATTAAGTTCAGCACTAGGAATTGATCTAAGTCAACTAGGGTTTTCGGAGATTTTAAGCGGAGGACTTGGGGAAGGAGGATTCTATAGAACCTCTGCCCAAATTGGAGAAACATCGAGAATCATTAGAAACGCTTTAGAGACGTTCTATAACGACCTGATTAATATTCATACATATTATAAATACGGTGTTGTATTTGAAGCCAAAGATAGACCCTGGCAGATTAATTTCTATGGCTCTATCTCTGCATTGGATAATGAAAGGCAACAAACCAAGCTCGCGTCAATGAACGCTGCAAGTATGGCGGTTGGTGTTCTACAGCAATTAACTGACATGGGCAAATCAGAAGAGATGATTGAGAATTTCCTGGTTAAGCAGATGATGATGGATGAGGCGGAAGCTAAGGTTTACGCCAAAAAGCCAATTGTCCAAGAAGAAAGTGCTAATGGTGACGGATTTGAGTAGTAATTGTCTTGTAGATGGTATCAGTGGAGTAGCAACCCCATCCTTTGGTGGTGTTTCCGCAGCCGAAGCCCGCGCAATAATGCGCGAATATGCGGGTATAAGCCTGGCATCAAGAAAACTTTACAAAATCGAGGTGGAAGGAGGAGGAAAGTTATTCCAGCTTTTAACCACCGATATTACTTTTTCCCCTGTCACAATACCCTCTGAACGACACCAGATCGGATCTGCATCATTAGATTCAGTTAAAACCACTGAAAATGTGGAAATGCGAATAACCGTATTTGACAATAAAAAGGGTGAGATTAAACGCTGGTTTGATAAAACATCTGCAAAGGTCGCTCATTCCGATGGAACAGTAGGATTACCAGCAGAATACTTAGTGAAAATAAGGGTTTTACATGCGTATTTCAGCGATGAGACTAATAAAGGCGGGTATGAAAACAACTACCTTATGCGTCCTGTTAGTAGTGAATACGAGTTTTCACGAGAAGAAGGTGGGCCACAAAAGCTAAACCTTGTTTTCACTCAGTTTGATACTTTTTTCTAAATCAAAAAACAAATTATGAAATTAAACCTTAAATCAGATCATCAAGGATTTTTAATTGGTGAACCTATAGAGTGGCGAAAAAAGACCGATACATTAAAAAACATAGACCGTAATGTTAGCTCTATTCTTTCATTGTTATCTAAAAGAGCGTCACCTGACCGCGTTAGCAGTAGGTCAGTCAGACCTATTGGTCGAAAACTCAACGAGAGCATATCTAAAAAGCTTACCGAGGTAATTAAAAACTCAAAAAATACTAAAATACACTCTCATTCAATATCAGAACAACAAAAAAGAGGTGGGAATACTGATAATCCCCCATCAGTAGTGAAAGTTAATATCGGTCGGAATCAAGTAGATGATTCAATTGATAGACTCGCAAAAGTAATTTCAAATTCTGATCTTGCTGGAAAAAGCTCTTCTGCTGCAAAAAAAAATGAACATCAAGAAAAAGGAAAACACAAAAGCAAAACAGAAACCTCTCTTGATTCACTAGCAAAACATGCTGCTAATGCTTCTAAAGAGTTATCAGGCATATCAAAACTAAAGACATCAACTAAAAAGCCAAAAAGTAGGCAGAGCACAGGCAGCGTACCAATACCCACTGCTACCACAAGAAATAGAGATGCCTCTGGTAGATTTGCACCATTATCAGAAGAAGAAAAGCAAGCCAGAGCTGCCAAAGCACAACAAGCAAAAGATAGAGATGCCAGAGCAATCAGAACAAAAAGACTGCTTGAGTCCATTGCCCAGACAAAGGAGTCTATTACTAATGCTGTAGCAAACAATGCAGATATTGACCCCACCATTTCAGCTATGAAGGAGGTTTCTGAAATAGCATCCCCGTTAAAGTCAGTAGTCCCTTTAGTGAGAGGAATTGGCTCTTTATTCGGTCAAAACAAGAAAGAAAAAAAAAGCAGGGTATTATTTAAAAAGATTTTAACAACTTTAAAGCTAACCAGGCGCGACGAGACGAAATGGAACAGAAAACAACTTAGAAAACTAAAAGAGATAGAAAACAAGAAAGACTCATCTTCTTTAGGAGTTCTTGGAAGTATTTTGATGGCTCTTATGGCATTGCCTATGCTTATAGGGAAAATTATAGGGAAAATATTTCTATCTGGATTGGCTAAGTTAGGGCTTCGTTCGTTACTAAGCGCAGGCGGACTTTTACGAGGAAGAAGATCAAGAAGAGGTTACCGCAGGGGTAGAAGAAGTGGCGGATATTATTCGAATAGGCGAACAAAAACTAGAACTCATCATAAAAATGGACGGTATAAATCCAAAAGCGGAGTGGATGTTTCAAGCTCTACATCGTTTCTAAAAAAGGCAGGTAGTAAAGGAGCCAAGCTCGGATCTAAACTCCTAAAAAAAATACCTATTATTGGGGCTATTCTTGCCGCTGGCAGTATTTACCTTACAGAAACAAGCAAACTATCACGAAAAGAAAAAAATATTGTTCATGGCGGTACTATAGGTCAAGCAGGTGGGGCAATTGCAGGTGGGTTCGCAGGTGCTGAAATTGGTGGTACAGCAGGTGCTTTTCTTGGTCCTCTTGGTGTTGCCATAGGGGGGATTATTGGTGGTGCAGCAGGTGCTTTTTTTGGCAGTGACGCTGGACAGATAATTGGAGAGAAAGTTGGAGAATGGACAAATGCCCTTATAGCTGCCGACATACCAGGAATGATTGTTTCTGCGTGGAATAATACAATTTCATTTATTAGTAGTAAGTTTGATTCAATCAGCAAGTCGTGGGATAGCATGACTGCAAAAGCCAATGAATTATGGAGTAAAACTAAAACCTATGTAAAAGACTCAAAGATTGGGAAATTGGCAGGCAAAGCCAAGGATAAAGTTGATAAAGCAGTTTCCGACTTTGTGAAAAAACCAGAAACACAAAAGGTTATAAAGACTATTGGTAGGATAACGGGAGCAGCAAAAAGAAAGTTAGATGATGCTAAAAGTTACATCAAAGACAAGTACGAAGGATCAAAAGCTCAAAAGGTTATAGGAGGAGCAAAGAATAAAATCAAAAACGGGTTTTCATGGGTGCATGATAAAGTTTTTGGAAAAGATAAAGTTGATAAGAAGCATGTATCAAAAAGCAATTTAAGTTCTTCAGTAACAAAATATTCAACTCAGGCAGAACCAAAGGGAAAGGATGTTCATGTCGTTAGTACAGATAAGCAAACAGAAAAGCATAGTGATAAAACCAACGTAATAAGCAAGCATGAGGAAGCAAGTATTGTTTCTCCTTCTACTACGTCTAAGTTCAGCAATACAAAGCAGGAAGTAACAAGTAATAATAACTTTTGGAACCGAACAAAGTCTTTTGCTAACGAGTCTTTAATTAAAACAGAGGCTCTTGTTAGTCGTTTAGCTAAAGTCGGTATAGATAGCATTAAAGATGTTGCTAAAAAAGCTAATGATTTTATAGAGAGTAAGACCAATGACAATATAAGTCCCAAAAGGATTGTTGCTAAAGTTATTATTGGGAAAGATATTGCTGTTAACACCATAAAAAACATTGCGCATCATACATTTAAGAAAGCAAAAGCATGGACAAATAGTGCTATTACTTCAATAACAAAGAGAAAAAGAAAGCGAGTTTCACCACTTAGTAATACCTCACCACTAGCTAAACCCCAGAAACAGAGATCAGTAAGCAGATCAGTAAAGAAAAGATGGAATGCGGCTAAGAACGATATTGTTTATGCCGCGAAAAAAGCAGGGGTAGATGCAGGTATTTTGGCGAACATAGCCAACTTTGAGTCACGCGGTTTTAATCCGTATGCCAGACCAATTTCCAGTAATAAAAGCTTGAATAGAGTAACGCAGTTTGATGGCGTTAAAGCTATCTCATCAGCTCATGGTTACGGTCAGTTTCTCGATGAAACATGGACTGACATGATTAATAAAAAAGGCGGAAAATATGGAATTAAAGAAGCTGGAACACTAAAAAGATATAAAGACAAGAATGGTCGCTTGAGATACACAAGAGCAGCAAAGGCGATAGCAGCGAAGTATAGAAATAACACTAAGATACAAGCTGCAATGCTGGCTGAGTTCACTAAAGAGAACATCAAACTGGGCAAGAAGTATGGCGGTAAAGACGACAATGCTAATGTTTACGCTATGCATAACTTAGGTTCAGGAGATGGAGCAAAGTTTCTTAAAGCATTAAAAAGAGATCCTAATACGGTGGTTTCAAGCGTCTTAAGCCGTAATGTTATAGCAGGCAACGGAAGTTTATATGGCAATGGGAATATCACGGTTGGAGAAGCCTATAAAAACATGGGGAGACTCATGCAAAAAGGTGATGTCTTTGCTAAAGAAGCTAGAGCACTTCAGTTTCAAAAGAATAAGCCTAGCTACCCTAAAAACAAAACGAAGTTACAGGTAACAGATAAAAAAATTGAGTATCCATCTGAGAACAGAACCTATAAAAGTAGTTTCCTGACTACTGGTGATGATGCAGTTACAGTATCAAGTCTTAACAGGAGTCGCTTTAGCTCTATTTCAATGAGTAATCAAGGTCACGAGGTTAAAAGTTTTTATAATTCATCAGTTGTAAAACCCAATATCACTCCCCCGATAGAAGTGAATAAGCCTGTCACGGTACAAAATAACCGGTCTCACTCTCAGGCAAGTATAAGTATTAACTCAAATGATGCTGATGTTGGAAGAGATCTATCGGATAGAACTATTGCTCATATCGTAACAGGAGGATTTGGAGGAGGTGTCATATTACCTTAAAAGGTTAAAAGAGGTGCTTTTTGTGTAAGTTTCTACGGAAAACTACCCATCGGTCATTTTTATTAAAACGGTAATTTAAGGAAAGAAATAATTACTGAGTAATAATAACGATGGCACTATCAACAGGTATATACCTCAAAAAGACTTTCGATGCAGTAAATGCAATGGGAGACAAGTTTGTCTCCTCAGATGGACAATTTGTTATTGACGGATTTGAAGAATACGGTCTGTTGATAAAACAATTCCCTTGGCCGGTGATGTCAAGCGGTGAAGCAATTGAAATTCCATCTATGATGGGTGCAAAGTACCACCAAAGATCACAGCATAAAGTTAATCAGCAAGGCTCCATCGGTCTTATGGAAACGCAGGCCGGTCATATCGGCATGCTAATGCGCGAATTGATCAACAAAGGCGGTTATTTTGACGCTAAAGTATATAAAGGCGAAAAAGAGAACTATACGACTTATCACCGTATAGAGCGTTGCACTATTCAGTTGGAACCAGGTGAAGTTGATTGGGAGAACAGCACACAGATAATGACTCTTCAAGGGACATTGTTCTATCACTACTTCGGTGAACAATCATGTAGTGGAATATCTTATCCTGCTGATCCAACCGGTCTCTGCCCTCAAACAGAGTACCCTTCTCAATAATAGATGAGATTAAGCAAATGGATAGACCTCTTTATTGAGAGTAAACCAGTTGGGATATTTCTTGAGAGAGAGGCTATTGAGTCTTGTGCAATTACCGCAGTTAGGCAGTTTAACGCCTATGGTTATTTTGAATATCAAAAGGCTTTTGATTGTTTATCTGATGATCACTCTTTCGAGATAGAAATTGATGTTGATTGCTGCATCATTGACGATGAATGGGCAATCATTAGACCTTTGTTTGATTTATATGTTGAGCGTGAAAATGCGGTGTATTTGGAAGCATCAAGAGGTGTCGGTATTGATGTCTTTGGGAGAACTGTTTCTGAGATAAACGCAGATATAGCAATTGAAGAGGCTGAACTACCCAATCTTGCCTTTGATGAACCAATAGTTTCAGTTTAACTATCTATGAATATCTGTATCCCACCTGGTGCGCCACCTTTACGTGGTGACATTGTTCTTGCAGCAATACTAAGGAACGATATTGTTCCGATACCTGAAAGTATTGAAGTTACAGTTCGGTGGGATGTTGACCTGTTAGAGCTTATCAAAGAGGGTAATCTGGTAAAAGCTGGTCGAAATGACTCACTTTACAAAATCGTTAAGGTTGCATACTCAGACGAAGCTCAAGGACAGCAAGCTGCAAGGCCCTACGGAAATATAACCTTTATCGCGCTAATTGATAATTGCCATAAAATAGGCGTAAGAAGAGATAGCGCGGTATACAAAGAGGGTAGCACTTTTGGATCTATCTATCAGGCATGTGGTGCTACAGCACCAATTGGCAGCGATGTACCTCTGAGTGTATTTGGGTGTCTCATAGGTGAGTACCCAAGCATTCCAATAGCCAGGGTACTCCAAGAAGAACAAACTACCGTATTTTGGGATGGTCACAAGCTGAACTTCTTTAGGCATAGCGGACTGTTCGGGCAAAAGCCATTGCAGGTAATGGCGACTGATACTACTGAAGATATTAAAACCAAATTCAGCGAAAAACACTTAATACCATCATTCTATTCTACTGATAAGATGGGTGGGATAATATGGGGTGAGAAAAAACCCACAAGCAACACCCGTTTTATTTGCCAGACATGCCCTATTCACTTGACTAATTTAGGTCATGTAATTGTAAACACTAAAATACTGAAGAGTTACTTTGCTCCGCAGTTGCATGCGGGTGGTGTAATTCAGGTAGTTAAGAAGAAGTTTGTCATAATGACAGCCGTTCACACATACGCTCACAGGAGAAAAGAGTCTTTTTCAAAAATGTGGCTTGGAGAATTAAAATAGAATGTTACCCGACCTCTACCCAGCATTAATTGATGAATACGATGAAAAGAAAAGATTGTGTCGCATAAAGATACCGGGGATTACAGATGGTTGCGATGTTTACCCTATTGCAGAATTTAATTACCCAATTGGGGATAAATCTGAGCACACTGAAATTAGGATAAAAAAAAATGACCGTGTTTGGGTAGCATTCCAACACGGGGATGCTAGACATCCTGTCATTATGGGATTTAGACCCAGGCAGAAAAAAAATGAGCTGAAATGGCGAAGGTTTCAACATGAAAACATTGATCTTAGGGCTGATAGTATCAATGTTGAACCACCACATGAGAATCCTTATAACCGTATCATATTAAGATGCGGAGACAATAAAACCTGTATTGTTATTGAGCCGGGATTAATAAGGCTACAGGCTAAGAAAATATTCATGTATACGCCTGAGTTTGAGCGATATGGAAATATGCCATTAGACCCCAATGAATTGGCTGAGAATGTTGAAGAGATTGACAAAATCAAAACCATTAGAAAGATGAAGGTAAAATAATGCCAATAAATTGCTCTAACTTTAGATGTGAAGATCTTTTATGTGAAGACTGGAAATGCGCACCAATAAATTGCAAAGAATTAAGTCTGGAATGGCGTTGTGATCTTGATTATGGTAATGATGAAACGTGTAAAATAAAATCAAAATGCAATGTCGAAGAAAAGATTTATACTCAGGATGGGGCAAAGTTTATCTACGATGCCAGGTATCACCATTACATTATCTGCCTTCCTTTTTTGCCAGACACTACAGAACCACGGAATAGGTTTAGCATTTTTGCAAATTTGGTAACTATTTCACATAGTCTTGAAATCGGTGGTTGTATATGGGCTAAAGACTTATTTTACAGCGCAGATAAAATACCACTTAAAGCGAAGATAGAAGAACTTGAAAGAAGAATAGAGAACCTTGGAGGATAAGTATATGCAAGTTAAAAATAAAATTGGAAAACAAAAATCAAGAGATGTTATTTTTAATTTCTCGCAAAAGAATTTTACCGGTGAAGCTGTTGGCGTTGGAAAGGCAAAGCGTCTATTTAGACGTGCTGGTGCCAGAGTTGTCGAGATTGATATAGAGCAGAAACCAAGGCGGACTGCTGGTGTATCTTACAGAAAGATATTCTTTTCTTTCTCTGATTCTCAGACTGTAGAGTTATGGGTAACAAGAAGCGGTGATATCTTTAGAGTTAAAGTAAATAACTCTATTAAACCAATAAAGAATCAAATTGACCATGTTGCTGCAATCAATGAAATTGTTGGTTATCTTGATTCAGGAAGAGCCAAGTTTCAGGCTAAATTAGCAAAAGCAAAAATTGCAACTCCTTCCAAAGTTACAACGGCTAGAGTTCCTTTGCTAAAAGCACTGGAGGATAAATACGCCTCCTTGAAAGAGGCAATTACGGCATCAAAAGAAAGGCTAGAAGCATTGCAAGCCTAATCTTAGATTAAATCAAAAAGCATGGTATTGTATTGATTACAGCATCATGCTTTTTTCGGGAAAACTACCCGAAGACTTGCTAATGTAACGTAGCAGAATCTTCAATGAATTTAATTTATAAAATTATTGGAGACCTGCGGAATGCCAGCAAAGACGGAATACACGAAGGAAAGCACCAAAAAAGTTGCTGCTTTCGTTGAATCAATAAAACAAAATATTAAAGTAGCAGAAAATGGTGACGGGGTTACTCTGGATTCTGCATCTGCTGCCGATTATGCGGCTACAGTAATTAATCAGTCTCCTGCCTCGTCAGGTGTTGAACTACCTGAACAGTTTCAATACATATTAGACGATGCTGCCAACCGAGTTGGTAACACAAGTGATGACAATCTTAATAAAAAGCAAAAAGATGCTGCAAAGGCAATGGTACTGGATAGTATTACAAAAGGTATTGCTATCTATAAAGAGTTGCATGGTACAGAGCCTAGTGCTGATCTGATTGAATCAGCTATTCATCAGGGGTATGGGCGTACTCAGCATGCAGCTGAAACCTACAAAGCTACTCTTGATAGTGCTAGTAGCACACATCATGATCAAATGTCTTTACAGCCAAATCGCGCAGTGGTAGCAATTACAGGGGCTATTTCTGAGGGCATCCCTGTTGCTCACTACTTACCTGCTGACATCAAGTCAAACGAAGCAAAATTGTTAATTGCCACGCACCATGCGGGTTCTGACTTCGGTGAATATGAAAAGAATGATTTGATGGA